ATTGAAGATATTGAAATAGACAAAAATAGATTAGAACTTATCATAAAATCAGAATTGCAATGGTTTAGTCAGTATAATCCAGTTCGTAAACAGAAAGACTTTATTTTATACGATGATAAAGAATTTACTGTAGAGCGTGATGGCGTTATACCATTGAATATTACAAACATTAGGCGTAGGCGTTATCAGGCTTACCCTTTATTTAATGCAAGCGTAGGTAGATTTGCAACTAGTTTAAGGTGGCGTTACATTGCACCTTATTTAACTTTCCAATACCCTAAAGATATTTACACAGTAGATTATTACGCACCTCATACTTACAAAGATGAAGGGATTGAAACATTAGATTTTAGTTCTAACTTTGTAGATCTATTTGTTGCAAGATTTATGATCGCTATAGGTAGCGGTAGGGCTAGTTTTGTATTAAATGATATACCTATTACAACCAATGCCACTGATTTGTTAAGTGAAGGAAAAGAGCTATTACAAGCTACACAGGACTTAATCCGAGAAACAAGTTCTTATCATTTAGCAATTAGGATGTAGTTATGCGAAATAGAAATGTTTATGAAGTAATTGAAAGGGCTACAACTAAATATACAAACAATTTAATTATATCATCAATTAAAGCAACAGGCATTGACTGTATCTTATATCGAAAAAACAAAGATAGGGTAACGGATAAAGTTTATGGTATTTATGGCGGTTCAGATTTATCAAGAACACCATCAACTAGTATTTATGATAAGCCAATTACCGCTGAAAATATTGATGATGTAGATTTGTTTGAACACAACATAGGTCAGGAAACTAATTTAAATTTAGAACAATCAATTGATGATTCTTATGAAGAATTAGTTAGGGTTAGGGTGTTATTAAATACTATGCAATGGAGAGCTATTAGTAATCAATCAGCAAGCTTTTTAACTGATGACCCAGGTTATGTTTATTGTATAGCTGAAATCCCTATCGAGCATGGTGATGTATTATTAGTTGATAGTGATACGCACCAAGTAAAATTTAAAGTCTATTATCCTGAATTGATTGGTAATTATCAGTTTAGTGCATATAGATTTAGAATAACTAACGTACAGGAGTAATGATGGCTACACCTAGCAAAACTTCCATAACTCCAACAGATATAATCCACGCACTAAGTCAAGCAGTATTATCTAAATGCAAAAAAACAATCCATAGCTTTGTATTTGACCCTGAAGAGATGTATGAAAGGGCTATTACAGCAGGTAGGGTTGAACAATTTTATCGTGAGCCTATTGATTTAGACCAGAAAAAGATTTTTGAAGATAGGAAGCTTTTACCCATGTTAGCGTGGAATAGAACTAACTTAATTCCAAGTGCATTAAATGGCAGACCTAATAGGTTATATTGTGATGTACATGGCAATACTGATTTTAGTACAGCCTTATGTGAATTTACTTTCAACTTTACTTATTATTCCACTAATATGATAGAGCTTGAACAGTTTGAATTAGATTGGAATTTACAGTTAGGTTTAAGAAAAATCGCAACAATAAAGATATACACTTCAAAAGAAGATTCTATCCCACCTTTTGAATATTCTATTATTTGGGAAAATGAATTACAAAGTATAAACTTTTCTCTCGACCAAAATTATTACAAGTCATTAACAGGATCAGGTAAAATATCTGGTTCTTTCGCATCATTTATAAATTTACCTGAAGATCAGTTACCTACAATAAAAGAAATACGATTTAGCGTTTATGATTGTGATGGAAATGAGATTATTGATGATTCATTTAAACCTATTACGGAGTTATTAAAAAATGCCAAAGATTAAGACAACTGAAGATATTGCTACTAACGAAGATCAAGTTAGTGAAGTAGTAGTAAAAGAAGAAATTAAAGAGGTTATTAAACCTACAAAAGAAGAAGTTACTAAAATTAAATTAGTAAACAGGAATGATTACGATGTATTTGTTAAATACCGTGATCAAGAATTCTGTATTTCACCAAGGGGCGAAGTAGTTTGTAATGAAACAGAATTACAAGAAGATTTGCCAAACGGTGTATTTAAATTAACTATCAAAGGGTAATAGATAAATGAGTAGAGCTTATGTCAATTATCGTGAAAGGGATCTAAGTGCTTACGCTCCTGTTGGTACAAGTTATGGTGCAGCAATTGTTTTACCAGCTTTTAAAGGCGAACGAAACAAAGTACATAACGTAACAAGTAAAGCACAGTTACTTAAACTTTTCACACCAAATAATAAAGTTGAAGTTGGTATGAACGTAGCTTTCTGGTCAGCTTTGAAAATCCTTGAAGCTACTAATAATTTACTTGTAGTAGTTCCAAAAGCTGAAGGCTCTTTACGTGCAGGTTTAGAACTGTATAAAGATACAGCACCAGTAGCAGTAGCTAAAGGTATTGAAAACCCACAAGCTTATGAATTTGCAAATAGTCCAAGTGTACTTATTACAGCAAGTTCCGAAGGTGTATGGGGTAACGACCTTTATATTACTAACCACTTCTACAAAGAAGATGAGAAAGTTGAATTAGAAGCCAAAGAGTCTGAAGATAAACAAGTATTTAGTTTAACTTTAACCCAAAAATGGGGTAATGGTTTCCCTGTAAAACTTTTCTCTAGGTCTTTACCAAAAGAATTAGATCCAAATGAAACATACTTTATCCGTGAAAATGGTGGCAAGTATGAATTCTATACAAAACAAAAAGATGCTATTGATGGCACAGGTGAAGCGATCAAAGTTGGTAAGTATGCCAAAGGTGATTTCTTTGTTGGGCCAGCAACACAATACACTAAGATTCCTAACACTTCTTGTATTCGTGTATTCCATAAATCCAATCTTAATGATCCATTAAAAACTTATATTGTTTCTAAAGATAAAAAAGCAAGAGATTTAGACGGTAATAACTTATATATTGAAGATGTTATTCGTGATCGTGAATATATTGAAGTTTCTGATAACTTACAAGAAGGAAGTTTACAGTTAGCTGATGTTATTACACCTACAGCGTTAGCACAAGGTAACAATGGTGAAGCAATCACTACAGGTGATATGATTAAAGCTTTACGTTATTTTGAAAATACAAACGAATATCAATTTAAGTTTATTGGTGATGGTGGTTATACTGTTCCAGCATATCAACAACGTTTAGAGCAATTAGTTAAAAAACGTGGTGATGCTTTTGCGGTATTATCAGCACCTTTAACTACTCAGGCAAATGTTGATACAGCAGCACAGGAAGTTGTGAACTATCGTAAATATGACTTGAACTTAAATTCAAGTTGGGCTGGTTTATATGCACCACATTTGAAAGTTTATGATGAGTTTAATGATCGTGAAGTTTGGACTTCTCCTGATGGCTTTGCAATTAAAGCTATGATTGATACAGCTTCAAACTATGAAATTTGGTATCCAGTAGCAGGTAATACTCGTGGTGTTGTAAGTGCTTTAGATACTAAAGTTCACTTTACTGATGGCGATCAAGATTTACTTTATGATAATGGCGTGAACCCAATTATCTTTGATGCTGGCCAAGGTATCAAAATTTGGGGTCAAAAAACATTATTATCACAACCAAGTAAATTAGACCGTATTCATGTTCGCTTGTTACTTATCACCATTGGTCCAGCATTAACTAAAGCATTAAGATCTAAACTATTTGAATTCAATGATAGCCCAACTCGTGCAAGCGTATTAGCTATTGTAAATAGTTATATGGATCGTGTTTTAGCTAGACGTGGTGTAACTAAATATCAATGCGTATGTGATGAAACTAATAACTTACCAGCTGATATTGCAAACAATATTATGAATGTTGATTTGATCGTTTGTCCGAATGCAAGCGTAGAATTAATCAATTTCACTATGGCGGTAATCAATGAAACTGTTTCATTTGATTTAGCACAACAACAACTATAAGAGGTAATCAATGAGACCTAAGTTAAATCAGATTAGGGCATTAGGCGATTTTGCTGATAATGTTCACTGGTATATTCAGTTTACCACTATTCCAAGTGGCGTTGATTTGAATTCTGACGATATTAACTTACGTTGTGAATCGGTAGCAATCCCTAAACGTGATGGTACTAAAGTATCAGTACAAGTAAGGGGTTTACCACCTGTTCATCAACCAGGTTTATATATTCCTGATGGCGAATTTACTGTTACATTATTTGAAACTGTAAATAACAAAATCAGTAAAGGTATTCAACAACTAGTAGAAATGAACTATACCCAAGGCGAAGGTAAAGCTAAAACTAAAGCGGATGTTGAGTTTGGTGTGCGTTTAGTGCGTATGGATCGTGAGCATAATGAAATTTATGAATATACCTTTATGGGCGTATTCCTAGATAAATATGAACCAGGTGGTGAACTTGGCTCAAGTGGTGCTGATGTTCTTAAACCAACTATGACTTTCAGCTATGATGACTTTAGCGAAAAAGCCTTACGTTAATTATTCAATAAGGGGTAGCAATACCCCTATTTTTTAGAGGTTTTTACTGAATATGTTTTTAAAAAATCAGAACCAATTAAGACAGATAAATTGGGCTACCAATTATATGTGGGATATAAAGTTAGAAGATGATGGAACTTCTACTGAACTACCTTCATATTTTAAAGAGTGGATTCCAGCCACTGATATAAACATTACCTTTTTTGATACTAGATCCTATTCAATAGAGACCCCTTATCGTAGCTTTTCAATTCCACAAAGTTACGGTGGTGCAACTATGACTTTAACTATTCCTGATGATGATAATCGTTCATTATTCAAATGGTTTGAAGAAAAATATAAACAAATATATAGTAGTCCAGCAGGTGTGTTACCTGTTCAAAAGTCTATTATCCAATTTCAGGTAGTTTGGTTAAATAGGCAAAAAGAGGCGGTAATGCACCGATTTTATAAGTGCGTTCCAACAGGTAGATTAACTTTTGATGGAGATTCTAGTTCAGGGTTAAGCACTATTAAAGTGGACTTAGATATTGTCAATGAAGAAATTATAAAATAAAGGTAAATAGAAAATGAATGAAGAACAATTAGACCAAGTAAGAATTATTACAAGGGATCAGATTAAACAATCTGAACCTTTAGATATTAAACCTATTGAATCTTTATCACCTTATATTATTGTTGAAGAATTGCCTAGTAAATTCTTACCTTACCCACAAGGTAGCAAAATTTCCTATAAAACTTTTTCTTATGGTGAATTAGAACAATGGGCTAATACAAGTTTAGGGGAAGAAGATAAAATTAAATTAGCATTATCAGGCATTAAAACAGAAGGATTTGAAGTTCAAGATTTAGATTTACAAGACTTCTATTATATTATGATGTTGCGTAAATTATCTACATTCAATTCACCTAAATTTAAACTAACTTTTGAATGTCCTCACTGTAATTATTCTACTACCGTTACGCCTGAATTATCAGAAATTGAATTTGGTGAATTAGAGTTAATTGATGAAATTCCTGTATTAGTTGAAATGTCAGATAAGACAGTATTAGAATTTAAGCCTATGACTGTTTCTGATTATTTAAGGTTTAAGAAAGAAAACCTTGAAGATAGTAAATTAATTAGATTGGCATTACAAATTAGAAATAAAAACTTTAATGAAGCATTAAAATACATTCAAGATTCAACCAATATTGATGATATGGAGATTCTAGATGAGCTTGATACTTTATTAAATTTTGGCAATCAGAAAATTACTGTAAACTGTACTGAATGTAATAATCCTGTAACAATTCCGATTGCGGGGGTATCGGCATTAGCTGAACCATTTCGTAAGCAGGTTAGATCTCTTAAAGACAGCATCATTTCTCGCAAGAAATAATATTGTAGATGCTTATCACATTAAAAAAATGGATTGGCTAGAATTACAATTTTATGTAGATGATTTAGTAGAAATGTTGAAAGAACAGCAAAATCAATCTCAATAATTACCCAAGAGGCATTATGGCAAAAATACAACTACTAGATAGGGCTAACTTTTCAAGAGAAATTATTGAAAGGACTTATAATGCCTCTTCAATAATTACTGAATTTACAACTGTTTTTAAAGTGCTTAGAACAGCAAACAAATTATCATTAGATAAGAAAGCTCAACAAGACTTTTTAAGCCTAACAGGAAAATATGATTTAGACTTAAAATTGACAAAAGCTGAAGCACTTAGATTAGTTGATTTGATCAATACCATTATTAAAAATAAAGATGATATTGATGACACAAATACAACATTTAAAGCTGGTGATATTATAAGCGATTATAAAGATTTATTTGCTAAACAAGCTAATATCACTAGACAACAACAAAAAGTAAGAAAGAAAGAATTAGCTGAATTATTGAAAGTTATTGGCAAAGAAAAAGAAGCTAAACAGTTATTATCTAAAAATGATGATCAGATTTTTGATTTTCTACAACAAGTAGCAAAAGATACTAATGAAAAAACAACTATTCAATATGAAAGTTTAAACAAAATACAACAAATAATCCAAGAAAAAGATCAAAGTTTATTAAACAGACTTAAGCGTTCACCTACTGCATTAAGGGATAGTTTTAAGACAGGAAATTTAAAGAACTCAATTAAAAATAGTGCAAAAGGTTTAGGTGGCGGTGTATTAGAATTAGCCTTAAATTTAGGTGGTACAACTAGATCTGAAATGGCTGATATGTTTAAAGACCTTAGAAATGGTAAAGATTCACATAGACAGCAATTAAGGGATTTAAGACAAGAAGAACTTGATCGTAGAACTCAAGAAGAAACTAGGGATTATTTGAAAAAATTATCAGAAAACGAAGATAAAGACTATAAAGATCGTTTAGATGATGATTTAGAATACAAAAAAGACTCTTTAGATACATTAAAACATACACATAAAGCTACAGAAGAAGGATTTTGGCAATTAACCGATAAATCTAAAGATATGGTTAGTGGCATTGATAGGGTAGCTGACAAAATAGAAGACTCTACCCAAGAAATCAGAAAGCTTGGAAATCAGTTTAAATTCTTAGCTGAGGACTTGAAAAATCTGAACAATAAGAAAGGTAAAAGTGACGAAGAAGATACTTCACTATTAGAAGATCTTACTGATATGTTCGATGGTGGTAAAGGTAAGAAAGGAAAACGTAGAGGAAAGAAAGGGAAAGTAAAAGCTAAATCACCTAAAGTGGCTAAGTTAGGTAAATTAGGTGGAATAGCAAAATCAGGCTTAAAAGGATTAGGTAGCGTAGCAAAAGTAGCTGGCCCTGTAGGTTTAGCTATAAGTGCTGGTATGGCATTATCTGATGCTTATGATGGTTATGATAAAGATAAAGCTGATTCTTTAGGTTTTGATGGTAACACAGTAAAGGGAAAAGCTGACAGTTCTATTGCTAGTGCATTAAGTGGTGCTAGTTTTGGATTAGTTGGCGAAGATACTGTTGCAAGTGGTATTAAGTTTAAAGATAAATTAGATGATGCTATTATTGAGGCTGTTGGTGGTAAAGATAGCATTTTAGGTAAAGTAGCTGATGCTGTTGTTAATCCTTTTGACAATGTAATGAACACTTTTGATAGTATTGGAAATTGGTTTAATGACAAGAAGAAGGAAGATGAAAAATTAACAGATGCACAGAAAGCTGTTAAAGATAGTAAGTCAGCTGATGCTTTACCAACTTCAACCACACAAAAAGTAAATAATCTAGATTCAGCCTATAATTCACTTACACCTGAAGATCAATTAGATCCATTAGCAAACGGATTCCAAAATATGTTTGACTATATGGCACAGATCCCAGGAATTGGTGAATTCTTTAAAGATAAAACTAGTGGAAATATAGATAAATCTACCGCTGATAAAGTAATGAATATGTTCAACCCAATGAATTCTTTTAGTTTAATGGGTGGAATGTTTAGTGGCATTACAAGTGCTATTTCAGGTATCTTTACAGGTGGCAGTAAGCCAAGTAGTAGTAGTTACAGTGGTGGTAATTATGGCAATTTACCTATGCCACAAGTAACTAAATCTATTGAAGGAACAGGGGCAGCAAAACAAGCTAAAGATGCTTATATTGAACTTGCTAAGAAAAACGGTAGGTCTAGACAAGATATTCAATTTGCCTTAGCTAATATGGCAAGGGAAACAGGTGGCTTTACTAAGTCAGCTGGTGAGAATATGAACTACAGATCCGCTGAACGAATTATGGAAGTACACGGTGCTAAAATTCGTAGATGGGGCGGTGATGTTAATTCTTTAGTAAATAATCCTGAAGCTTTAGCTAATGTTGTTTATTCTGATCACAACGGTTCTAAATTAGGTAATACTGAACAAGGTGATGGTTGGCGTTATCGTGGTAGGGGATTAGTTCAATTAACAGGAAGATCTAATTATCGTAAATACGGTAAGATGATTGGTGTTGATTTAGAAAGTAACCCTGATTTAGCTAGTGACCCTAATATAGCAGCACAAGTTGCTGATGCTTATTTGCAAGAAAGATCTTACGGTAAAGACTTCAATTCATTTAGTGCTGGTATTTTAGGCAATGTAACAACTAATACACATGGTATTCAAGCTTTAGAACAAGGTAGATCTTACTTAAACGCAGCAAATGATTTAATTGATGGTGTTGCTAGTCCAATTGCTCCACAGTCTAATTCTAACCAAGCATTTTCAGCAACCCCACAAGGTCAAATGCAAGGTGTTTTAGATAACATAAAAGGTACTAAGGTTAGTGATAGTCAAAAACAAGCCATTGAAAGTGGTAGGTTAAAATTACAAACAGGATTTAAAGCTGAAGGAATGACAGGATATGACCCTAATCAACGTTATTTCCAAGCTCCAACAGGTCAAATTAGTAAAAACGATGTCACTAAACTTGACCCTCAGCTTTATCAAAACTTGAATATGATGGCACATGAATATCAAGCCACAACAGGTAATAGATTTGTAGTAACTAATTCATTCAGAACTAAAGAAGAACAAGCTAAATTAAAAGCAGCTGGTTATAAAGCTAATAAACCAGGATATTCTTTACATGAATACGGATTAGCGGTAGATATTCAACCTAATCAAGCTCAAGAACTTGAAAGAATGGGGTTATTGAAAAAATATGGATTCTATAGACCATTGCCAAATGACCCTATGGAAAGACAACATATTCAACCTTTATCTATTGCTAAATCAAGTTTAGCTGGTGCTGGGGATACACAAGTTCCTGACCAGATGAACAATGATTCTAGTAGTAACCCTACACCTCCACCAATTAATAACGTTGAGAATAGCCTTAATTCAAGCATGGCAGGTCTTTCTGAGGTTACCCCTAGTAATCCTACACCTAACCTAGAAAGTTTGTCTATGGGCGTTTCAGGGGCTATAAATGGCATATCTGATATTGTTACTAATCCTATTAATAGTGTTGTATCAAATATTCCACAACTTATTACACAAACACCTACCGCAAAAGAACAAACTAAGATCCAAGTAGCACAACAGAGAGCATTACAACAAGCTCCAAACTATGTACAAAATAATGTTTCAAACGGATCTACAGTAGGTCAAGGTCAATCAGTTGATCGTGAGGAGTATTTTGATGATATTATCCACGATGTAGGATTGTCTATGTTTAATCGTATGCAATTAGGATAATAAAGTATGTCAAAAGTAAATCAATTTTATAATATGATACAAGGGGATGCTGGTTCCCCTTTATCTTGCACAGTTATTTATAGTGGTATTAAAGGAACGCATATCTTTACAGGGTTTTTGCAAGAAGACCCTAAAATAGCTAACCAATCCACATATAATAACAGTATGCCTGGTTTTGGTGGTATGCTAGGAAAAGGTATGGATTTAGTTACTAAAGGTGCTAACATGGCATCTAGTGTACTTACAAATAGTGATGGTGGTGGTCAAGTTGTAAACCCTTTGCAAACACGTAACTTATGGCAAGGAAACGAGTTTAATAGTTTTGATGTTACTGTTACAATGTACACTTTAAACGAAGATACAGATGTTCTACAAAAGGCACAAACAGCTTTAGCATTAACTAGTCCAATTTTTAATGGTAATATTTTAGAAGCACCAGGCGGTTACTTATATGGCTTTACTGAAACTTTTGATAGAGGTCATGCACAGAATACTTGGGCTATCAGAATGGGTAATCACTTTACCGCTACACATTTAGCTTGTACAGGTGTTAGAATTACAGTAAGTAAAGAGACAGTAAGGTTAGGTGATCCAAGAAATTATAATAATCTAGATCAACCAACAGCTCCTTTATATGTTCAGTTAAATTTTTCATTCATTACAGATAGGTTAAGATATAGTGATGAAACACCTACCTATATTACACAAAGACAAGCTGGATTAAGTGTGGTAGGAAATCCTGACCAAGCAACTAAATCAATAGCAGGTATCTTTAATAATAATGGCAAAGGTAAAAGTTGGATCGGTTCAGTAGTAGATAGCACAGTAGATACAGCTAAGAATGCTGTTAGTGGTGTAGTAGATACAACTAAAAACGTAGCTACTGAAATAGCTAAAACATTTACAAGAGGTAGCAATGGCAACGTTTAAACTAAATTTAAATCAGTCTTATATTGATAAATTTGATATAATGAAGTTCAATGCACCTGTAAATTCAAAATACGCTTACTTTGATATTATTGATAGTGAATTTTTAAGAAAGCTGAAAAACCTTAAGAAATATAAGACTTATACGGTTACAGTTGAAGAAGGGCGACCTGAACTTATATCAGAAAGGATCTATGGATTAGGTCAAACTCAGTTTTGGTGGATTTTAATGGTGCTTAATGAATTAAGACTACCTAAAGACTTAAAACGTGGATTAGTGTTACGCTATCCGACAAGGGAAGATTTAGATGGTTTATATTTAGGTTTGAATAATAATGATAATAATCACAATAGACCTAAATTGAATGATATAAGCACAGTAGTAGATATAGAAAGGTTATAATATGAAAACAATAGGCGTAAAAGGACAGTGGGTTTTAAGTTTATCAGCACCTTTAGATACTTTGGCATATTACGATATTAATTCATTCAAAATGGTTTCAGAAGCTGGTAATATAATGCCAAGTTGTGAAATTGTTTTTACTTTAAGACAGAAAGAAAAATTTCATGAGCTTAACCAAGGAAAAGTAATCACAATTGGCGTTGGTAATGATGAAAATAACTTAGCTATTGGTAACTTTACTATTTTTAGTAGAAAGAAACTAAAAGAAGAAGATAACAATGTTAATGTCAAATTGCTACTAACACACCAAGCAATTAATTATTCAGTAGATACTAAAATCAGTACAACTAATGAAAAATCACTTGCTTTATTATCAATGATAGCTGGTAGAAATGGTTTTGCGTTTAATACCAATATTGATGATACAGTTGATAAAATGAAATGGGTACAATCAAATATCTCTGATCGTGCTATGGTAGATAAATTATGGTTTCATTCTGTTTTACCTAGCCAAGATGATTTGATGTTGATAGGCATTACACCTGATAGCAAATTTTTATGTAGGTCTTTTGAAAAAACAAAAGCTGGTAGTGGTGTTGGTAAATGGGCGTTCGTTTCTGATTTAAAAAGCCCTACTAATGGTTTTTCGCCTATTGTATATACTCAAAATCCTGAATATAGATCAAATACAGGTACTATTGATTATCTTAGTGGATATAGCCAATCAAGAATTGTACATAATGCTGATAAGAAGGAATCAGACTATGTAACAGCAAGGAAAGCTCCTACATTGGCACAAACTAGCAAAGATGAATCTACTAATCCAAGTAGAAGATTTGCTACTGTATCTTATCAATCCAAAGATAATATGCACGATAGTTATTATGCAAGAAAAGAATATACAATGCGTTGCTTAACTAAGTTCAATTCACATACTGTAAAAATAGCTACTGAACAATTTATACCTTGTGATGTAACTGATATTGCTTTTCTGTATGATAAACATAAAGCTGAAGATACGCAAGGTAAATACTTAATTAAAAGGGTTTGCCATAGGATCTACAATAATAGATATGTAGGCTTAGTTACGTTATGTAGGGATAACCCTAATGAGGTCAAATAAGAATGATTAATATGTCAAGCGTTATAAGGGGTGATCAGTTTGATGACCCTTTAAAAAAGCCACAAAAAGGAAAAGTTGTAGATAACAATGACCCTGAAAAGAAATGTAGATTAAAAGTAGTAGTCCCAGGTGTTTTAGAGGGGGCTACTGAAGATTTACCTTGGTGTTTACCTGTTTTTCCTAGTGGTTTTGGAGAAAGCGATAAATTTAGTCAAGTAATTATTCCTGAAATTGGTACAGAATTAGTTATTGATTTTCCAACAGGTGATTCACAAATGCCACACTATTCTAGTAGATGGCATATTAATGAAGTTCCTGATATTTTTAAAGAGAACTACCCTGATAGATATGGTTATTTAGACAGTAATGGAACGTATTATTATAACGACAGAAAAACAAAAGAATTCAAGTTTCATCACTGTTCAGGCTTTGAATTTATTATAGATGAAAAAGGTAATTTTTCTCTTACTACCCCAGGAAATGGTAAAAGCAAGGTAAATTCAACTTGGATATTTAATGTTCCAAGTTTAGCCAAATTTGAAACTAAACAATTAGAATCAACAGGTGAAGTAAAAGATAAAGTTAGAACAATGCAAGGGGATCGTGATATTTATAATTCACATACGCATGAAGGTCATCATGGCCCGACAGCAATTCCAAATGAACAAAAATAATAAGAGGTTTAATATATGGATAATGGAGTTCAGATATATTCAGATTTGGATCAAACGCTTGATAGTGAGTATTTATATAATGTAGGTGCAATCAAGCAATCCATTAAAAATATATTATC